CTCCTGAAAAGTGTCTTCAAAGACACTCAGCTAAAGCTGAACAATATTGGGAGCGTCAAGACCTCCCACGTGAGTTAGCAAAAATACAATCCATATTTCAATGGAACGAAAAGCCAAAAGAATTTAAAGACCGTTGGGTCGATTATATCGAGCAGGAGTTTGACTATAGGGAACAGGGACATTGGTTTATGAACAATGGTCTAAAAACCTACATAACCGGTTCGCACTATATGTACTTGCAATGGTCAAGCATTGACGTAGGATACCCTGACTACCGTGAAGCCAATAGAATCTATTGGATATTTTGGGAAGCCTGTCGTGCAGACCCAAGGTCATTTGGTATGATATACCTTAAGATTAGACGTTCGGGATTCTCGTTTATGTCATCCTCAGAGTGTGTTAATATAGGTACGCTTGCACGTGACGCACGGATAGGTATCTTGTCAAAGACGGGTGCCGATGCTAAAAAGATGTTTACTGATAAGGTTGTACCTATCAATAGCCGCCTTCCATTCTTTTTTAAACCTGTAATGGATGGTATGGATAAACCAAAGACTGAGTTGGCATACAGAGTTCCGGCAGCAAAGATTACCAAGAAGAATATGTACGAGACTGACGACAATGATGTCGATGGGTTAGATACATCAATAGATTGGAAGAATACCGAAGATAACTCATATGATGGAGAGAAGTTACTTTTCTTGGCTCACGATGAGTCTGCAAAGTGGACTAAGCCTGTAAACATAAAAGAGAATTGGCGTGTAACTAAAACGTGTTTGCGTTTAGGTAGCAAAATTATTGGTAAGTGTATGATGGGGTCTACCTCGAATGCACTTTCAAAAGGGGGACAAAATTACAAAGATATTTATGAGGATTCAAACATAAAGGTTCGTAACGCCAACGGTCAGACTAAAAGCGGTCTATATGCTTTGTTTGTTCCGATGGAGTGGAATATGGAAGGATTCATTGATAGATACGGTCAGCCTGTATTCCGTAAACCTGCTGAGCCTATAATGGGCGTAGATGGTAATTGGATTACGAATGGAGCCATTGACTATTGGGAAGCGGAGGTTGACTCATTAAAGAGTGATGCCGATGCACTGAACGAATTTTATCGTCAGTTTCCACGTACAGAGTCTCACGCTTTCAGAGACGAGAGCAAGCAAGCCTTGTTCAATTTAACTAAACTATATCAACAGATTGACTATAACGATTCAATGATTAAGGAGCACTACCTTACTCGTGGGTCTTTTTCGTGGAAGGATGGTATTAAGGATACTGATGTAATATGGACACCTGACACACGTGGCAGATTCAATATTAGTTGGGCACCACCTAAACATATGCAGAACAATGTGCACATACGCAATGGGATTAAATATCCCGGCAATGAGCACCTTGGGTCTTTTGGGTGTGACTCTTATGACATCTCAGCGGTTGTGGGGGGACGAGGTTCTAATGGAGCGTTACACGGTATGACTAAGTTTCATATGGATGACGCTCCTGTAAATGAATTTTTCTTAGAGTACATTGCTCGTCCACAGACAGCGGAAATATTTTTTGAAGAAGTATTAATGGCGTGCATATTCTACGGAATGCCTATCTTAGTAGAGAACAATAAACCAAGACTTTTATACCATATTAAAAATAGAGGGTATAGAGGATTTTCTATTAACAGACCGGATAAACAAATGGCTAAGTTGACAAAGACTGAGCGGGAGTTAGGAGGTATTCCAAACTCATCAGAAGATGTTAAGCAAGCACACGCCTCCGCAATAGAGTCTTACGTAGAAAAGTTTGTTGGTCTTGATTTAGAAGCCAAGTACAGAGACCCGGAGGAAATGGGAACAATGCCATTTACAAGAACACTTGAGGATTGGGCACGGTTTGATATAAATGATAGAACAAAATTTGATGCTTCTATTAGTTCAGGATTATGCATTATGGCAAATCAAAAGCACTTATATATGCCGGAGAAAAAAGAATCAAAATTAATTATTAACTTCGCTAAGTATAAAAACGAAGGAACAACAAGTCAATTGATTAGATGAAAAATGTAACAGTACAAATAAATGCCAATTCATTTCCTAATCAGATAGTATCTGATGCGGAAAAGGCAACAAAAGAATTTGGATTGCAAGTCGGTCAGGCTATTCAATATGAATGGTTTAGAAAAGACGGTAACTCTTGTAGATACTACAGTCAATGGAGAGATTTCCGTAGGTTAAGATTATACGCACGTGGAGAACAATCAATTGCAAAATATAAAAATGAATTAGCTATTGATGGTGATTTATCTTATTTAAACTTAGATTGGACTCCGGTTCCTATTCTTCCAAAGTTTATTGATATTGTTGTTAATGGTATGTCTGATAGGTTATTCAAGGTTAAGGCGTATGCACAAGATGCAATGTCTCAAGCTAAGAGAAGCAAGTATCAAGATATGCTTGAAACACAAATGGCAGGAAAGCCTGTGCTTACTAAGATACAAGAGATGACAGGTGCTAATCCATTTTTAATGGACCCTGATAAACTACCGGAAACTGACGAAGAATTGTCATTATATATGCAGCTTAATTTTAAGCCTGCTATTGAGATTGCAGAAGAGGAAGCAATCAATACCATATTTGATGAAAACCATTATGATGATATTCGTAAAAGAGTAGATTATGATGTTACCGTTATAGGTATTGGTGTTGCAAAACACGAGTTCTTACAAGGAACAGGAGTTAAACTTTCATACGTTGACCCTGCTAATATTGTTTATAGTTATACAGAAGACCCATACTTTAGAGATTGTTTTTATTGGGGAGAGATTAAGACATTAGCATTAACTGAGTTAATGAAGATTGACCAATCTTTAACTAAGGAAGACTTACAAGAAATTACACAATATAGTCAAGCGTGGTATGATTATTATAACGTAGCACAATTTTACGAAAACAGTATGTTCCATCGTGATACTTGTACTTTAATGTATTTTAATTATAAGTCAACTAAAAAAGTTGTTTATAAGAAGAAAAAACTTGAAGGCGGTGGGTCTCGTGTTATTGAAAAGGATGAGACTTTTAACCCTCCGGTTGAAATGATGGAGGAAGGAAACTTTGAGAAGATTGAAAAAACAATTGACGTTTGGTATGAAGGTATTATGGTAATGGGTACCAATATCTTATTGCAGTGGAAGTTGTCTGAGAATATGGTTCGCCCTAAGTCAGCATCTCAACACGCATTGCCAAACTATGTTGCTTGTGCTCCACGTATGTACAAGGGAGTGATTGAATCTTTGTGTCGTAGAATGATACCATTTGCTGATTTGATTCAAATTACGCATTTAAAATTACAACAAGTTATTGCTCGTGTAGTACCTGATGGTGTCTTTATTGATGCTGATGGTCTAAACGAAATTGATTTAGGAACAGGTAATGCATATAGTCCTGAGGATGCTTTAAGATTATACTTCCAAACAGGTAGTGTAATTGGTAGAAGTTTTACTCAAGATGGAGACTTTAACAATGCAAGAGTTCCTATTACTCAGTTAAACTCTAACTCAGGTGCTGCTAAGACGCAGATGTTGATTACAAATATGAACCACTACATTGATATGATTAGGTCTGTTACCGGTCTTAACGAGGCAAGAGATGGTTCTAATCCTGACCCTAATTCATTGGTTGGTCTACAAAAGTTGGCTGCATTAAACTCTAATACAGCTACAAGACACATCCTTGATGGTTCTTTGTATATTTATCGTTCATTAGCAGAGGCTCTTACTTATAGGATTGGTGATATTTTAGAATACGCTGACTTTAGAGATGAGTTTGCTAATCAGATTGGTAAGTATAATGTATCTATCCTAAACGAGATTAAAGACCTTTACATTTATGACTTTGGTATATTCATTGAGGTTTCACCTGATGAAGAGCAAAAAGCACAGCTTGAAGCTAATATCCAAATGGCATTATCTAAAGGAGATATTAACCTTGAGGACGCAATTGACATACGTGAGATTCGCAATCTTAAATTGGCAAATCAACTATTGAAACTTAAGAGAATTAAAACTCAAGAGCGTGAGGAGAAGATGGCTATGCAAAAACAAGCTATGATTTCTCAGCAACAATTGAAATCTCAAGAGATGTCAGGTCAAGTTGCTATGCAGAAGATTGATATGGAAACCAACTCTAAGATTAAGATTAAACAAGCTGAGGTTGCATTTGATATTCAGAAGATGGAGAAAGAAGCTGAAATGAAATCTCAATTAATGCGTGAAGAGTTTGATTACAATATGCAGCTTCACGATATGGAAGTTGGTAAAATCTCAGAAAGAGACCAAATGAAAGAGGATGCAAAAGCAAAGAGAATTAGCCAACAAAACACCGAACAATCTAAGTTGATTAATCAAAGAAAGAACAATCTTCCTCCAATGGATTTTGAATCAAATGAGGATAGTTTGGATGGCTTTGATTTAGCGGAATTTGAACCAAGATAAAATGTCGAAATTTTTATCTATTTTTGTATAAATAAAATCAAATCAAATGGAATATAAAGTTAGAGCCGTAGAAATTCTTGAACCTAAGAGTGTTCAGGAAGTAGAACAACAGTTACTTGATAAGCACGAAGATTCGTTAAATCAGGAAACAAATGAAGCAGAGAAAGAAGTTACAATAGACCCAATCCCTGCAGAAGTAGATTTAAAGGATGAAGATATTCTTTCATATATTGGTAAGAGATACAATAAGCAGATTAACTCTTTAGATGATTTAGTTGCTGAGCGTAAAGAAGCTGAGCAATTACCTGAGGAGGTTGCTGCTTATATGAAATATAAGAAGGATACAGGACGTGGATTTGAAGACTTTGTCAGATTGAGAAAGGACTTTGAAAAAATGGACCCTGACCAACTTCTTAAAGAATACCTTGCCTCCACACAGGAGGGTCTTGATAGTGATGACATCGAGACGTTAATGGATGACTACAGATACGATGAAGAATTGGATGATGAGTCAACTGTTAAAAAGGCAAAAATCGCAAAAAAGAAAGTTCTTGCTGAAGCTAAGAAATACTTTAATTCCCAAAAGGAACAATACAAAATGCCCCTTGAGTCAAGTTCGGCATTCATTCCTGATGGAGAAAAAGAAGTTTACGAAAGTTTTAAGCAATATACCCAACAGGCAAAGACTATAGAAGAGGAGAACACTCGTAAACGTCAATGGTTTGACCAAAAGACGAACGATGTTTTTAATGGAGAGTTCAAAGGTTTTGAGTTCAATGTTAATGACAAGAAGTTCACGTTTGCTCCGGGAGACGCCAATGAGTTGAAAAAGAATCAAGCCACACCACAAACTTTTATTAATAAGTTTTTGGATGAGCAAGGTTTAATGAAAGACGCATCAGGTTATCACAGGTCATTAGCCATAGCAATGAATCCTGAGAAATTTGCTAAGTTCTTTTATGAACAAGGGATGTCAGACGCAACTGACGATGTTACT